TTATCATCACTTATTGCCAACGGCCCTATCTTTGCATTGGTAACTGACAGGCTATTGATTTTGCCTGTAGTTACTGCAAGGTCGTTAATTTTTGCTGTCTGAACTGCCAAATTCTCAATGTGTGCTGTCTGAATTGCGGCAGTCTGGATATAAGCACTTCCAATCACCTGGTTTGCAATCGCATTCCATGCAAGATCATGCACTCCGCTGATATTGGTTGCTATTATAAACTGGCCGTCTGTTAAAGTCGGGTTGGTGGCAGAATTTGAATATGCCGAAGAACTGCCATTCCAGTAAATATATTTGTTATTTGTATTGCCAGACGCAATAGTGTATTCAACGCCGTTGTAGTACAGTTTATGTTCATTCCAAGCGACATAATTGGCCGAAGGGCTGTCGTCCGTCCATGTGTCACCAGTTATAATAGGTATCTTAGTAAATATTTTAGATTCAGTAATCGCAAAGTCATTAATATCAGAGGCTTCGATATCCAGCCCGCTTGTGTCACCGTTTATTGTATTCGCTGACGATGCACTTCCGAAGGTATCATAAGCTTTTATCTCAATATAAATCTTGGCGTTTGACCCATGTGCTGCTTGCTCTGCATCTGTAAGGTTTCTGAATACATTATTATCGGTAGTCGAAACCCAAGAAGACCACGCATCAGATTCAATCTTTATTCGATAATAATAATAAGAAAAATCAATTTCTGTATTTCTATCCCACCAGAATTTTATTGCTTCCCACCACGAATTTGCTACCAAGCCTGTTGGAGCCGCTGGAGGAGGATTTGTTACTGCCAGCGTAGCTGGATTCTTTGATTTCTTATTTGCGGCTTCATTAAAGCCCCATACTTTTATAGTGAACGAGTTTGAGGCAGTCCCATTATCAGCCAAATTCTTTTCAAAAGTATACACATAGGCATTATCAGCGACAATCTCTTTGCGAACCTGTGTACCGCCAACATATATCTCAACCCAATATTTATAATAAACATCATCATACCATTCTCCAGCTCCAAGAGTTTCTTGCCCTGCTGGTAAATGCCCTGCACCAGAAGTTAAGCTTCCTTTACGCCATACAAACTTAGCATCTTTTTTAGTGAACTCAGTTGCATTAAGGGTTGCTTCTCCATCCAATCTTAACCCGTTTATATCAGGCGGTATAAAATTCACATCGGTAATAGTAATATTATCGGTAACCGGAGAAAGATTAGCCAAGCCAAGCCTGTTATATGCTATCACTTTCACATAATATATTTGGCCAGGTTTTGTACCAAGAACTTCTATATTACTGTTTACTGTAATTCCAGTTTGATACGGCCACCACTTTTCGTTATCCATACTTAAATGTACATCGGCATAACTGAACGCTGTGTCTGCTTGCGGAATATTAAAAGAGATATAAAAACCAGGTTTATTTGACATCTCAGATAAATCTAAATCAGTTACATTATCAGGTGAAGCAGCTGGATTCGGAAGTGTTGTATATTTTGGGTCGGGTAAAGATACGCCCGTAGTGTCTAAATATTTGTTTGCGCTTTCTTCTGCTAATATCAGGCTGCATTTATTGTGGTCTTTTAATGTCATTGTCTTGACTTTAAAAGGCTTACTGTCAACACCTGTTGCGCCATAGGAGAATACTGAATCTACAATAGGCGTAGAAGTGAAAGTTCCTGAGATATTTATTGTTCGGTTATTATTTGAAACAGATGTAACCGTTTTAGTTTCCAGCGTACCGTCAGATAATCTTACACGAATAGTATAAGCTGCGGTATAGGTAATATCAATATTGGTTGTTACAGAAGAACTGGTAGCCTCTATAACTCTGCCACCAACGCCCCAAGCAAGTAAATCGTTCTGGACTTGTACTTGATCGCCTGGTTCGCAATTAACTGCGTCTAAATCGCAATCAAATTCGTGGACTTTTGTAACTTCCTGCCCACAGCTTAAATAGTAACGGCCTGTTCTTAACGCTTCTGATGCTCTTACAGTCCCTATTGCATTTATAGTTTGTTGCCTTAACGGTTTAGTGGATGTCCATTCATCTTCATCGACAACCTCTATAGTATTGATAGTGTAGCTTCTATCAGGATCGGCATGTTGGACTTCAACAAAGTTAGGTATCTCGCTTGCTTTCAAATAAGTTGTCTTCAGCGTTTCTGGATAAATATTGCTTTCATTAAAAAGCTGTATAGATGTTCTTGCTCTATCTATTACTGGTTTATATTTACCATTGCTCCATATAACATTCCCTCTAAAACATCTTGATAGCATTTGTTTGGCAGAAGGCGCACTCATAAATCTGGATATAGGCAAATCCATCTCAAACCTGTGCTCAGTTCCGCTATCAAAATCAGTTACCATCTCCCAGCTATACCTTGCTTCGATTACAGCCGCAGTAGTATCGAAATCCGAAGCTCCGATATACTCTCCAAGGCCATACCTGCTATTGGTTAGGAAATCACGAGAACACCATATTGGATGGCGGCTCCATTGGCGTACATAATTACCAGTATCAGTGCAAGTTATATCGTCAACAATACGCTTATATGTGCTTGCGGTATCATCCCAATAACAGTCATCATAAGTTTGTGTAACTGAGGATATTTGAAGGTCTGGAACCAATACTTTTTTACCACGAGTAAGCACTGTTATATTTGGGATTGAACCTGATAGCTGGTCTGTTGCCTGAATTTTTAAAGCTAATAATGCACTATTTCTGTAAGCAATATTTTCATAAACAGTTTCGTTAACGCCTGATAAATATAAATCTCCACCCTTTTTAAAAGATGTATATTCAGGGGTAGTACGAGTTATTTTTATATTGTATTGTCCGGCAGTTAAATTTGAGATTGTTCGGTACTCATAAGTAGTGGTTTTAGATGTATTCGTAATCGTGTGAGTGCCACCATCAGCCCAGCTTCCTGCTCCAACAACTTGGTATTCAAGCTTATAAGTAACGCTGTTTGCGTTTATATTCCCTTGGTCGTCTTGTGCAAATAGTGTCGGACAAGTTAACTGCGCTTCAAACCCTTCTATACCTATACCAGTGGTTGTGTACGTTACTGGCGTGCCCTTTACTATTTTCCTCCCATCAGCATAAAGTGTATTGGTGTTGTGGAAACCATCTATTACAGTCTGGTTATAAGTTCCGAGCCTGTAATCCCATGTGCATCCGGTATAGCTTGTATAAGCCTGCCCGTTTATTTCGATATAAGGGGTGTCAGATGTGGAAGTGCAAACACCTGATTCATCGGATTTCATTATACCTTCAATTTCGCCTTCTCCGAGATTTAAAAGCAAATGCAGATAGTTTTTGTCACCGTCAGAACTGCTGTACTGCATTATCAAAGTGCCGGAGATTAAATACTCCCCGTACAGAACAGATACAGGGCCGTCAGGTTGAGTAACAATCCTTGCTCCATCCCATCCATAAGAAGGGTCTGCGCTGGAACTGTCTCCAAGACCAGGTAGCGTAGGCATAGTAGGAGGGAATAACAGTTGGTCAGCCATGCTACCAAGAGAGTATGCTATCGCAGCCATTTTAAGCCCAAACACAGGGTTTATCGTTAATATAGTGACAGCAACAAACGTAACAGCAGCAGAAACAATACCGACAGCCCCTTTATTTGGGTCTGGGATTACACGGATATCATCAAATTGTTCTAACTTATAGATATACCAATCGTTTGGCAAAACCATTATGTCATTTACAAAAACAATAACATATTCGCCCTGCAATTCTTTTATAGAGAACAAAACTTTGCTAATAGTTTTCGCAGAAGTAGATGTTTCTAAGAGAACTTCATCCGTTAAAAGCGATTTATATATAGTAACTTTAGATGTCATTGTGTCTATAATATCCTGTTATAGCCTTTGCCCATGTTTCGTGGTGCAGGCTTTCAATACGAGATTCGTGGTTTAAAGGGCTATGCAAAAAATTGTTTAAATCATGCAATACGATTCCAAGATGATGTTCAATAGAATGGCCTGGCAACCTGAATCCAACTCCACAATATGGTTCTGGCTTTTCAATTCTCTGCCATTGTTTGCGATATTTATCTTGAATATAATTAAACCCTTGCTTATCCCAATTTTCATCATATCTGTAATCGTAAAGCTCAATATTAAATTCTTGTCTGTAAAATAACTTTGCAAGCCCGTAACAATTTACACCAACATCTTTGTCATCGCCACCGTGTTTGTATGGAATACCAAGATATTTAACTGTATCAATAATTCTCATTAAAACCTCACTTTTTTAGTACCAATCCCAGGGAACCCCCCAAAATTAATAACATTGTTTCTAGAAGCGCAAGCATCCTTTGTATGCCTGCAAGTAGCTTCTGCCCCAACATACTGGCATGTGCTTGCATTTTTATATTTGTATTGGCATTGGTCACGCCTCATGCGTCTTAACGGAACAGTTACATTAGCTACAGCACCCTTTGAAGTAAGCTCAAACATGGCTATTTCTTCGCTGTGGTCAATAGAGCACCCATCGATATAAAAAGTGTTTACAAAACAGGCTGAGGCATTGGTAAGTTCATCTGCTGCCACCATTATCTGTTTTACGCTATTACGTCTTAATGCGTCTTGTGTTTCGATATAAGAGACTATCGTTTGGTCAACAGCCCCCATATTAACTTGAACTGCCGGAACTTTTGTACCATCGTCAGTTTCTAAAGCCCCGAATGCCATAGGAGCAGGAGTATAATCTTGAGCAGTATCGGTATTTGGTTTGAAATACGATACGGTTGCGTTAAAATCTGTCCAATATTCGTACAGTTCTGGACTCGCCTGAACTTGGACTTCATACAAGCCACGCATGCCTGCACTTTCTAATTCTAAAGCCCTGAATCTTAAAGATGCGTTGTAATCTCTACTCATTAGATACCAGTTCCCTTTTGAGTAAACTCAATTTGACCAGTATAATATGGCCCGTAATTATCATTAGATTCCTTATTAAAATCACCAGTGGGTTCTAAACCAATTTCATCACCAGAATAACGGCATTGATAAACCGGAAGAACAAACTTCTCCCAAGGGGTGCTGTAAGTCATAACAGGGCTGTCAGCAAGTGTGAATCTCCGCAAATCAGTGTCAATAGATGCGATAGTAGTATGTACGTACTGGTAAATATCATAAGCTCCTGAAACCGGAGTTCCAGAAGTTACTGAAAGCGTGTTAGATGTGTTTACGCTTACATTATATTCTGTGCCAACGCTATCCATTACTTGATGGTTCTGCCATTCGTTTACTGTCCAAGATTTAGCAGCATCGGTTATAACAAGCCCTGATATGGTTGAATCATCCCCATAATCCCCACTATTTTGCCATAGGATAATATTATTCCCACCGTCCCCTGAGTTAACTGAAAAATCCTGAACATTATTAACGGTAACATGTAAACCGGATATAGCACTTATAGGTCTTGGATTACTCCAATCTACAACATAAAAGCTGGTAACTCCACCGTTCACACTTCTGAAATGGTTATTTATAATCCTGTATTGCCTCGCAGAAAGAAAATCAAAGCCATAAGTCATTGTATGGTAAACATTATATTTCTTTCGTGTTGACATTACATTTTGCCCAAGTGCGTTTCTCGCAGTAGTTCTTATAGGATTCCTAATACATATATCAGGTTGTATAAACGGAAAAAAAGTAGTCATATTATTATATTATCTCCCTGCTCTTGGGTCTCTTCTTGCCCTACCATAGGCGTTGGCATTAAGGCTTATATCGCTTATTGCCCCTGCACCACGCTTTCTTAATGCCAAATCCATGCTTTCGCTATCAATTGCGTAAACATAATTATAAGTTTTGTGTATAATCTGTTGTGGCTGTGCCTGCGGTAATCTGCCTGTGCTGTTTGCATAATTAAGCGCTGCAACCCCAATACTTCTTGTTGAACTGTCTTTGATTACATATTCATCGTTTTTCAAAACACGCATTGTTTCATCGGAGGCTAAGCCACCATCGTGCATTTTTTTGATAAGACCGCCTGAATGAGCCATAGCGACTCCGCCACCTGTTGGGAAATCTCCTACGCCTTCTATGCCAGAAGTACCGCCTCCCGCTCCTCCTGCACCCGCAGCTCCTACTGAAAGAACAGTTCCAAGCCAATCTACACTTTTTGCTGCACCCTTAAATGCTTGAAACATAACCCACTTAGCAGCCATATCAGCAATCATACGCTTTACTGAAGTTGTAAAAGCTCTCCAGTAGTCTCCAGCCGTTTTAAGTTCACCCATCATCGAATCAAAAAATACATCCGACATGGTATCTTTCATTGTATTGGCTGTTTCTTTAGTAAGGTCTTTCCATGTTGTAAATTCGTCTTTAAATTCTTCTGAAGCTTCCTTTAGCCCTTCAGCAATACCATCTGCCATCCCTTTAGGGGAGTCCGCTTCATCTGGTTTTGGCTTAGTTG